TCTGACCATTCAGTATAGTTTCACTTGCAGTCTTATTGACATTAATAGTGTTAACATCAGCAGCATCAGTAACCCTGAAGTAATTGTCAGTTCCTGTGCTAATACCAGTTACTTGGACATATCCACTATTTGCTAAACTAATGTTTGCATCAGTAATAGCAATATTTGAACTAGGAGCTCCACCAATACCACCTTGAGCTACTAATGAAGAGTCAAAGTATAATGGAGAAAGTGAACTCTTATATGCTGATCCTGGTTCAGTTATCTCATATTCGGTAACTGCTCCACCACTAACAACAACTTTAGCAGTAGCACCTTTCCATACAGCAGAAGCAGGAGCAGAAGCATCATCAAATAATTTTACGTTATAGTAAGTTCCATCAGTATGTCCACCACCACCTGATAATGTTCCACCATACTTCAAACCACCTAGATCATGTTCCTTTGTAAGTGTTAGAACAGCAGAAGTAGTGTTATCAGCTACTGTGCTAACTGTATTAGCAACACCAAAAGTATTAATTAGTTTATTGGCAGTTTCTCTAGTGATACTCTTCTTAAGATCATTAGTAACTACATCACCAATAGGGAATCTCTTAGCATAACTATTTGCCTGTTGTGGGTTGTCATCAACATTATCTCTATCCAATTCAGGATAAAGATTAACAACATTCTGATTGTACCTACCTTTAGCAAATTCTTCTTCTATAGTGTTATTACCATTCAGAATGTATAAGTGGAAAACACCATCTTGTGCTCCTTCAACATATGGATTTATTGTTTCAGATCTATAGATGAATAGATTCTCTTGGTTATTATTCCTTTCAAATCTAGGTAATGCAGTAGTCCTAGTGTGAGTATCATTACTATAAGTTCCTACATTATGAACATTACCTAAGATATCCGTTGTCTTATAAGTGAATGTTTTATCATTTAAAACACTATTAACAAGGAATGTTCCATTATATCCTTTATCAAATGCACCATTACTATTAACAGTACAAGTTATATTTTTAACAATTATCTGCTCTCCAGCATTTAAAGTGTGAGACTTATCTGCTCTGATAGTAACTATCTTAGTAGTGCTATTATAATCAAGATAAGAAATGAATCTTGTATTTCTATTGTAATCATAATCAGTTGATCCAATAGAAGTTCTAGTAAAGTCTGCAAGTCCTCTTACATTAGTAGAACTAGAATCTTGAATAATGAAACTATCATTAGGATCTCTTGCATTATCCAATTCTTTTGGAATTACATATCTAACTTTAAATAGTTTATCATCTAAACTTCTATTATCATTCTGTCTTTGGATATATGGGATATCCTCATCACCATCATCTAAGTTTGCCCAATTATTTTGTATATCATTCTGATACTTACCAGCAGTTATGGAACTAACATGAATGAACCAATTATTCAAAGTAGAATCATACTGCATTGGGTGACCAAATTCACCTGGTTTCTTATCAGAAACTCTACTAATAACCTTTAATTTGCCAGCAGCAGGATTAGAAATAGTTTTAATATAAACTGGAGTTGTTCTCTCAGCGTTAGTTTTTGATGATGCAATTTGAATTTGATAATCATCTAAACTAACACCATCTTGCCTACCAATACCACCAATAAGGTTCTTATCCTTAGTAATTGCATAATAAGTTCTATGAGGATCTAAACCTTCTGGCAAATCACCATCTTCTGCAATTATTCGGATAGATTCACCATTGTTTAAATCATGTATCTGACCATTTGGTTGTGATAGTGTTATCTGGTGTATTATATTTGCACTTCCCTGAGTGGTGTCATTATGAACACCTTCATATAATTTCTCTGAAGTAACAACAGTATGATCTGCTACATTACCTACCAAATATTCACAAGTTTCGGTTGTACTACCAACCTGTTTAGACATAGCAATAGTAGCCTTAACTGTGCTTCCATTTGCTAAGTCTACATAAATCTTTTCATCTTTTCTTGCACCGATTCTATATCCCTGTGCAATTTCAGATGGAACAAGGTTTACATTGGTTTGTCCCAATAAGTAAAGTCTATTCCTACTATTAGCAGTTTGGTTTACAGACTTATCAAGCTGATTCAATTCAATATTAGCTTCTTCACTATCAACTGCCTTCGGTGCGACAATTGAAGTAATATATCCTTTATTATCCTTATCAAATGCTTCTTTCTTAAATCCATCAGCAGTAAGAGCAAACTGACCGAAGTTAGAGTTAGAGTTTGTAATTGATGCGTCACCACCAGATTTACCTAAGAAGTGAATATGATAACCAATAGCGAAAACAGAAACGATCTGTAAGATTGCATCGTTCTGAATTGTAATATGTGCAGTCTTGAAATCATCTCTATAGACAGCATCTTTATCTAAATGATAGACAGTAGCAGCATTTAAAGATGATGATTCGGATGACAGTAACTCACCAGTTTGTTTCTGATAACTAATACCATCATAAGATCTACTACTGGGATTATATTTTACAAATGCACGATCATCTTTCTGTAGTGATATACCAGTAAACTGTGCAACAACCATAGATCTAAATCCAGTTGCTTTTGCACCATCAGCGTTCATACCCTGCATACCATAAACTGATCTTAAAGAACAGTTAAAGATATAAGGAGATGCACCAGTAACAGTATCAACTTCAATACTAACTTCTGCATTACCAGCACTTAGTCCACCAGCAGGACCTGCCTTTAGGTTAGGTGGAACATATGGAAGTAAGTATGTAAATTGATTTTCATTTAAAACACTATTAACTTTAGTTGAAATGTTATATGTTAATTCATTAACACCTTCAATCTTAATTGGTGTACCACCAGTTAATTCATGCGGAACTCCTGTTGTTACAGTAACAACTTGTCCTGGTGTTGCACCATCACCTGAAATAATACTTGTAACCTGAAGACGGTCTGCTGAGAAAGCACCTACAATTTCATACTCAGGTCTTTGTTTTGCAAATCCACCTGGAGTACTAGGAAACTTCTCATCAATATCTCTGATTGATGCTCTGTTATAAGCATTAGATAACTTACTATAGTAAACATCTAAATCAGTTAATCCACCAAACTTATCTAACTTATTAACACCATCAGCATATTCAAAACAAGTTACTTTATGGTGAGAGAATACTGGTTTAGATCTATTACTACTATCAAAGTTAGTAGGATCTGTATATACTGTTGTAGCTTCATCCCCATCAAAAATAGAGAACTGCCAGAAATAACAAGCACCAGTAACCCTAAAAATAGCAGTAGACTTTACATTAGAATCAGTTGGGTTTGGAACATACTTAGGACGAACCTTTGTTTTTCTTAAATCTAATCCAACAATAGAAGTTCCTCTAGGAACTATAACACCACCTTCTGTACTATTAAACTTATAAAGTATATTATCTTCTTGTGTTAAATCAAAGTTAGAGTTGAGAGTTAATGTAAGTGTATTTTGAGCACCTGATTCTGCACTACTAGGACTAATAGCAGTAGCAGTTCCATTAACATTCTTTATACCAAAACCTGGACGGTTATCTATTAAGTGTTCACCTGGAAATAATAATATTGTTGTCTTCTCTACTAAATCATTATCATTTCCCCTTAGATATGAAAATCTAGCGGATTCGATAAGTGCTCTTTGTAAGGTCTTAAATGGTTTTGTTAATGAGTTACCCTGATTTTCTATTCCATCAGTGGCATCAAGATCATTTGGATTAACATAAAGAATGCGACCCTCACTATTCTTTATGAAATTCTCTAACTTATTAAGTGGCATCTTTTTATACTACTAGTCCAGTTGGTATTTCTATACTTTATTTAGCTTTGCTATCTGTCGTTAATTTTGGTTCAACGTAAGTAATCATCTCAGGATCAGCATGATCCTTGATAACTTCCATTACACTCATGAATTGTTCTGTGTTTTCACACTTAACAAATCTAGTTTCACCTTCACTACTAATTAAAGTAATTCTCTTTTTACATACATCAACTATGATGTCTTGCACACTTTCTTCTTCTGAGTTCATAATTAAATATATCGCATAATACCTATATATTCTCAACGTAATACCAAGTAACCGCAACTCGTTTTTTACCTTTAGTAACTTCTTCTCCAGAATGAGGATAAGACCAATTAGAAGGAAAAATTAAACCATAACCTGGTTTTGGTTTTACTGTTAAATGAGGAAACATTGTTCCACCTCCACCTGTCGATTCTTTTAAATATACTATCACAGATATTTTTCTATGATACTCTGTCAATCTAGGTTCTGTTGCTGCATCATGGTGAAATGTATAATTTTGTCCTTTTGTATAATCTAGTGCTTGTATTCCTTCTCTCCAAGATTTAGTTCCCACAGCACCAGGAATAGGATAAAAACTAAAATTTGGATGAACCTTTTCCACTCTTCTTTTATATTCATCCAAACCTGAATTCATACGTTCATGTAATAAACAAGTCTCAGGGTCTTCATCTTTAAGATTAGCACCCATACTACTTCTAATAGTAGTGTTTACCTTTGAATCTTCACCTATACCACCAAAGACAGTATTATTATAAAATTCTAATCCATCAATATATTTGTTTACTTTTTTAAGATCAGAAGTATTAAGAATCTTAATTACTTGTATCAACTCATTCATCTAGTTATCCATCTAGTTTAATTATTATAGCATACTATGAAGGTTTTGTCGGCCAACTAGAATGTGTGAAGTCATCTGCTAATGCCTTTGCAGTTAAACCACTATCTGCTGCTATGGTTGCTGGAATATCCCTTAATGCCTGACGATATGTTGCCCACTCAGTTTTCTTACTAGAAGATAGTGGAGAATCACTACCCTGAGTCCAATCAGATTGACTTAGCATAATATTTCTATAATTCTTTACTTCATTCAAATGATTCCTAGATGCTTCATAAGCATTTGCTTGAGCAGTTTTCTCAGAAGCATGATCTGTAATTGCCTGTGAATATATTCCTAAACTGGTAATCTTATCATTTCCCTTCTCTGCTTCTGGTCTATATTCTATCATACCTTCACCACCATTCTTTTCACTATCCCATTCAACTGCCCATACATTAGAAGGTATCCATGAAATATCGGTGTGTGTAAATTTAACAGCCTCGTTATCCAAGATAATCATATTATCTTCGGCAACAATCGTTAACTTAGTCATTTTCTACACCTGCACTTATGTTTTTCATTTCTCTTGGTTGACTTAATTTCTGGTTCAATTCTTCTTTATATATCTCTTGTGCCTGTAAACTTACCTTTACAGATTCATTTCTAAAAGATTCTATAGCAGCACCAGTTTGTCTTTGCATTTGTGTATTTTCAATCAACATCATAGGAACCCACTTAACAGCACAGTCCCATTCGTCAATCTGTTCACCTGTTTGAGGATTCATACCACGAACTTGAGTGAACCAAGCACATTCTAATCCAATACAATCTTTATTAATCAATGGGCAGAATTTACCTGCTTCGAGTTTCATTATATTAATTCTTTGTGCATATTATAACATCAACATACTGAACTGCCAAGTCCAAAGAACCTGAACTACTGACACTAACAGTATCACTATCAGATCCAGAGAAAGATGCACCACTATGTTGGTGATTTCCTAATGGATGTAAGTATATTGCGTGATGGTGAGATTGGTTTGAACCAGTGCTATTAACATTAGGAGTTCCTGAAGAACCAGCATTTAAAGTGTCATAAAAACCATAATTACCACCAGAAGTTCCAACAGGACTAGGGAATTGGTGCTGGTGTGCTGCTACTTCTCCACTGTACATAACGTGCGAATCTGTTACCACATTCAAATATTGGGTTGTAGTAGGATTGCCAGTATTTCCTGTAGTTCCACTAATACTAATACTAGCAGTTCCAGATCCACTAACACTTAAAGATCTACTAGCAAACATACTGGTAAATGCATTACTACCACCAGAACCACCACCAGAACCACTCACAACTCTGAGTGCTTTATTGTTATGTGATGTTTGTTTTGTCCACCCAGTAG